TAGTGTAACTGTTACTATTCAAGCTGACGCTAACGTAACGCCCTCAACTCTATTGGCAGCAGGTAATCTAGGTACAGCTACAACAACTTCAGTAAATAATATAAGCGTAAGTGGACTTAATGGCACTTCAGCTTTAGGTACGGCAACTTTATCAACAAACAATAATTTAGGCGTTTCTTTAGATTTCGCTGAGGGACTTTTAGGAAGTGCTTCACTAGTTAGTAATAATAATTTATCAGTTTCTGGTTTTAGTGGTACGTCAGCTCTAGGTACAAGTTCAGTCAGTACGGTGAATAACATTTTTATAGATGGTGTTTCTTGTACTTCTTCTTTAGGAACAGTCACTACAGTTTGTAAAGCAAACGTATCTCCAGAATCACTACAAGCAGAAGCTTTATTAGGTTCTACAACAGTTTGGGGTTTGGTAGATGATTCACAAACACCAAATTGGCAAGAAGTAGCTTAACTTTTGTGGAAAAACAATTTATAATAAATTTGCACGGAGAAAAACATGGCAACATATGTAAATGATTTAAGGTTAAAAGAGATAGCCACAGGTGACGAAGCAGGAACTTGGGGAACTTCTACTAACACAAACTTAGAGTTAATTGCTGAAGCCTTTAGTTTTGGTACTGAGGCAATAACAACAAACGCAGATACTCATACAACTACAATAGCTGATGGATCAACTGATCCTGGTAGATCTTTATATCTTAAATATACAGGTACTCTTGATAGTGCTTGTACTATTACCATAGCCCCCAATACCGTATCAAAACTTTGGTTTATTGAAAACGGTACTACTGGCTCACAAAATATTATTATTTCACAAGGTTCAGGAGCTAATATCACTATACCTGCTGGGGATACCAAAGCAATTTATTCTGATGGAGCTGGTTCTGGTGCAGCTATGGTTGACGCTTTTGCTAGCCTTAATGTTGTTGATTTAAAAGTAGAAGATGATTTAACGGTTACAGATGATACAACGATAGGTGGCACATTAGGTGTAACAGGTATTGTTACATTAACTGATGATCTTATTATTGGTGATGGTAAAACAATAGGATCTGCCTCAGATGTAGATGCTATGACTATTGCTTCTAATGGTCAAATAACATTAACACAAACTTTAATCGGTACAGCTTTAGACATCTCTGGCGATATAGACGTAGACGGAACTACTAACCTAGATGTAGTAGATATTGATGGTGCAGTTGACATGGCTACTACACTTACAGTTGGTGGTGAAATAGCAGCAGCAAGTTTAGATATATCAGGAGATGTAGATATAGACGGTACTCTAGAAACAGACGCTTTATCTATTGCAAGTACAACTATTACTTCAACAGCAGCAGAATTAAACTTTAGTGACGGAGTAACTTCCAACATACAAACCCAGCTCAATACAAAAACCTCAACGGGTAAAGCTATAGCCATGGCTATTGTATTCGGATAATTTAGGAGAAAAATATGGCAGCAGTAAATATAGTAAATGTAACTTCGATAAACGGATTTAATGTTTGTGGAGCAGTTACAACCTCAGCAACAGATGTAATAGATGTACCTGCTGATGTAATATATAAAATTAATACAATATTAATAGCAAATGTAGATGGTACAAATGCAGCAAATATAACAATAGATATGTCAAGAGATAATGGTTCTAATTATTTTAATTTAGCATCAACAATTTCTGTACCAGCAGACTCAACATTAAATTTTTTATCTACCACTCTTTATTTGGATGAAACAGATTTATTACGATTAACAGCTAGTGCTAATAGTGATTTACATTATGTTATTTCTGGTGAAATATTAGGTGACGCATAAGGAGTTAAAATATGGCTCACTTTGCAGAACTTGACAGCAGCAACGTAGTAATACAAGTAATAGTAATATCTAACCAGGATGTAGCTGCTAATGGTGGCGATTATTCATCTGAAGCAGAAACTTTTGTTTCTAATCTTATACCACATTCAGAAAATGGCGTTGCTTGGAAACAAACTTCTTATAACGGTAATCAACGCAAACAATTTGCGGGTGTAGGTCTTATTTACGATTCAGTAAAAAACAAATTTATTTTACCACAACCTTTTAGCAATGAGTTATATGAAAGTTCATGGACGTTAGATTCTAATGATGATTGGCAGGCACCTGTAACTTATCCTAATGTAAATAAAGTTGACTCTAATCCTGTTTCAATAACTTGGAATGAACCTAATCAAGAATGGGTAGGTAAAACTTATACAGGTAGAGATTTAGAAATAGAAACAGACTATGTGTGGAACGCAAGTAGTCTTGAATGGAATAAGGTTTAAATATGTCAGAAGGAAACGGTGGAATTATTGGACCAGACAATGACCCAACAACAAGTACACAAAGTGCAGTAACAACTACTTTTAATTCAAGTGGAACTTTAACAACAGCAACACATACAACATCCTTACAATACCTTATTATTGCAGGTGGTGGAGGTGGTGGCGGTCATCCTGTATCTGGAACATTTACAGTAGGATCAAGAGGTGGTACTTCTTCTATAGCAGGAACTCCCATTACAACTGTAGACACAGTAGGTGGTGGTGGCGGAGACACAGGTTATGCCTTACCTAATCCTGGAACACAACCTGGAGGGTCTGGTGGCGGTGGGGGTCGTCTTGCTACTGGTACAGGAACAGCTAATCAAGGTTTTGATGGTGGAGATGGTAGGAGAGCAGCACATGGAGGCACAGACCTTTCTGGTGGTGGAGGAGGTGCAAGTGCTGAAGGACAAGATAATGTACCTCATCATGGTCAACCAGGAGGAGCTAAAAGTGGAGACGGAGGTGCTGGAGTTGCATCATCAATAACTGGTTCACCTGTAACTAGAGCTGGAGGCGGTGGTGGAGGTCAATACTATTTCGGTGCTGGAAATGTTGGTGCTGGAGGTGCTGGAGGCGGTGGTAACGGAGGTAATCCAGCTAATACGGTTTCTGCTGGTTCAGCTAATACAGGTGGCGGAGGCGGTGGCTGGGCTAGTAATATTACTGCTTTCCAAGACTTTGGTGGTGGTGGTGGAGCAGGGGGTTATAGATCTTCTGTCCCAGGCGAAGCATCAGGTGGCGGAGCTTCAGCTGAATCTACATTAACTGTTGTTGGTGCCACAAACTATACTATAACTGTAGGAGCAGGAGGTGCTGGAGCAGCAGCCCCAGCATCAACAAATGGTGGATCTGGTGTAGTTATTACCAAAGAACCTGAAGTCAGTTTCGTATCAGGAGCATCTGGTATGTGGAGTTTGAATGAAGTTTACGACTTTGTAAAAGCTGGTACTTGGACAAATTAATTACACTATAAAAAATGAATCTTAAATGGTACTACTGGTATTTTAAATCAGCCATACCAGAAAGAATATGTGATGAAATAATAAAATACGGTAAAGAGCAGGATAAAGAGATAGCAATCACAGGCAACTCTCAAACTAAAAATCTTAGTCAAGTAGAACTTAAAAATATACAAAAGAAACGTAAATCCGATGTTGTTTGGATGTCAGACAGATGGATATATAATGAAATACAACCTTATGTACGTCAAGCAAACGCACTTGCTGAATGGAATTTTGAATGGGATTTTAGTGAAGCTTGTCAATTTACTGAGTACAAAAAAGATCAATTTTATGACTGGCATTGTGATTCGTATGAAGAACCTTATAACCAACCAGATAATCAAAACGTACATGGCAAATTAAGAAAACTTAGTATGACTATATCACTTACTGATCCTTCAGAATATGAAGGTGGTGATTTAGAGTTTGATTTTAGAGATACCGATAAAGGTTCACAACCAAGAATATGTGAAGAAATAAGAAAGAAAGGCAGTGTAATCGTCTTTCCTTCTTTTGTTTGGCACAGAGTTACACCTGTAATTAAAGGAACACGACACTCCTTAGTGTGTTGGAATTTAGGATACCCTTTCAAATGATTACAGAATTAAAAAACCCTTTAACAGAAGATTACGAAAATTTAAAAAACTTAGTTTCAGGAAATAATTTTCCCTGGCATTATCTTGAGAAAACTGTACCTACAGCAGATAAAAACGATATGAGTATGTTTTATCATTGTCTTTTAGGTAGACCTGCACATGAGGTAAATGGAGAAAAAGTGCCTGCTTTGCCTAGAAGTGCCTCTAGTTATTTTGAGTATTGTTATTTTATTTTTAAAGATATATTAGATTTTAATAATATAGATTTTGAAGTCATGTATCGTATGAATATAAATTTAACATTACACAGTAAGTTA